CAGTTGCGGCAGCTGAAAAGCATGGCCTTGGCCGCCTTGTTCTCGTAGAGCTGGATTTCTGCCTGGCTGGACCGGTGCTCGTAGAAGTCGGTGAGCACCAGCAGCATGGCGGTAGCGACCTGGTCCGGCACCTGAGCGGGCACGGTCCAGGCTGGTTCATCGCAGAACCACAGGCACCAGCCCAAGGCCGCCGATGCGTACAGCAGGATCAGGGCGTCCTCGCTGTCGTCATCGTTGTCGATGACCAGGTGCTCGCGCATCCGCTCGATCGACACAAGGTCCGTGGGCTGGATGCTCATTGCGGGTCGTCCTTCTTACGGGGGGCCGGCTTGGTCTTCACCTCGGCCTTGGCCTCAGTGGTGACTTCCTCGGCCAGCTCCATGCCCACCAGGGCCTCGGCGACATCGTCGGCCACCGGACGGGTCTCGCCTTGGTCGAAATTGCCAGCGTGGTAGTGGGAGAACTGACGCAGTGCGCGAATCGTCTTCATGGCGGTGCCGGGGCAGTTGCCTGCCCCGCCTCGTGTGATCAGCTGCCGGCCGGAGCCGCGAAGGTGCCCTTGATCTCGGCGGTCGGCCGGTAATGGGCCAGCGCCAGGCGCTCTTCGCAGAGGATGGTCAGCATGTTCTTGACGAAGTTGTCGCGGTCCTCGCGGCTGACCTCGACGGTGGCGTCCATGCGGTCCCACACCTGGGAGGCCAGGTCGAAGGCGCCGACGGTGAAGGTGCCCTGAGCCTGGGCCTTGGTGGCCACGACCGGCAGACCCCACATCACTCGGGCGGCGAACGCTGCCGGGCCACCGAAGATGTAGCGGCCTTCGGCGTCCTTGAGCAGCGAGATGGCATGCCAGTCGCGCGGGTTGAGGATGATGCCGGAGGCCTCGAACTCGGACTCGGTCACCTGGAAGATCGCGTGGGCGATCATGTCGGCGCGGGTGTCGCCGGTGGCGTTGAGGCCGGTATCGTAGGCGGTGGCCACCTTGTTGATGCCGACCAGGTTGTCGCCGGTGCCGTCACCGTTGAGCAGCTGAGCCTCTTCCACCAGCGCCAGGCCGTACAGCAGACGGTTGTTGACGTAGGACTCGAGCATGGGCGCATCGTCCATGATCTGGCGCGAGGCCTGGATCCAGTGGGCGATGGTCTTCACGCTGGCCGTTTCCTTGGTGAAGGTCAGCTGCGACTCGGGCTTGAGGTTGCCTTCCGCCACCGGCGCGGCCGAGTTGGTGAAGACGTTTTCGCGCACGTACTCCAGGGAGTTCGAGCTGATACGGCCCTGGGCGAGCAGGTCGCGGATGGTTAGCCGGCGCAGGCCGGGCATCAGGATGCCGGCGTTACGCTGGGGCTCGACCAGGGTGCCTGCCGAGGCGGCGGTGCTGCCCAGAGCCTTGTCGAAGGACTTCACGTCGACCTTGGCCGAGCGGCCGTCCCAGCCCTTCATGATGTCTTCGGCGGTTCGCTCGGCGAAGGACTTGTGGACAGCCGGATCGTCGATCTTGCCGCCGGCAAGCTTCTGCTCCAGATCGAACAGGCGGGTGCCTGCGGTCTTGAGTTCTTCCTGGACGGTGGTCAGGTCGCCCTGCAGCTTCTGGCTGACAGCGCCGGTGTCCTGAATTTCTTTCTTCTGGGCGTCGAACAGCTCCGTCATGCGGGTCTGCGCGGTCTCGATCGCCTTCTGGATTTGTGCGAGATCCATGGGTATTCCTCGGTTCAGAGAGAGGGGAAGGAGTTGATGCGCTGCAAGAGCGCGGCGAAGTCTTCGCCGCCTTCGGACTCGCTCCGAACTGCGGACTTGATGCGGGCGATGAACGCCTGCGCCTCGGATTTGGAGAGGCCAGCTGCATCTCGCAGCCAGTGCTCCGCGTCGCGAATGCTTTCGATGCCGTCCATGCTTTTGAGCGAGGCCACGGTGGCGTGCTCGTTGGCCGGCATGGTGCAGATGCTGATTTCGCTCAGCCGGGAGACGTTCTTGAACGACATGCCGGTGGCGATGGGTTCGAAGTCGCCCTTGGCGGCCAGGAAGCCGACCGACATGCCCGCCACGGTGCCGTGCTGCATGGCGGCCTTCAGGGCCTCGGATTGGGGGTTACCCGGCGTCAGCTCGCCGCGGGCCAGCAGGCCCTTTCTGTCTTCTTCCAGGTGCAGCCACTTTCCTACCGGGATCTCGTGGCGGCGGTGGTTGAAGAACATGGCCACCGAGCGGGTCTGGGACTTCAGCGCGCTGGCGAAGGCGCCCGGCTGGATCACGTCGCCATCGCTGTCGGTCACGCCGAAGACACTGGCATAGCCTTCGAAGATGCCCTGGGCGCCATTGCCGGCGAACTTCACCCCGGCCAGTTCGAAGTCCAGGGTCTTGCAGATGTTGGGCATTGCAGCCTCCAGATAGATCAAACCCCGCTCGGGGCGGGGTTTGGTTGGCCAAGTTGGGTGATCGGCACGTTCTGCGATTGCCGGGTAGCGACGTCGCCGCCGGGCAGTGGCGGCCGGTTGTCGAGCCGCCGGCCCTCGTTGATGGTCAGCAGGCCGCTGTTCACCAGCTGGGTGAGGAACTGGGCTCGGGCCGTAGAATCGCCCCGCAGCAGGCCTTCCAGGTTGTGCTCGGCATGGAAACGACTGATGTCGGCGGGCTTCACCAGCCAGCGCCAGATCGCCTGCTCCCAGCGCACTAGGTACGGCGACAGGGTGTACTGCAGGAATCCCAGGTTCTGCTGCTCGATGCCGGAGCCCCAACTGGTCGACTTCTCCACGTCACCCACCAGGTGGGGCGGCACGCCGAAGAAGCGCGCCAGCTCGCTGACCTGGAATTTTCGGGCGGCCATGGTCTCGGCGTCCTGCGGCGTCACCCCGATGGCCTGGGTGGTGAAGCCCGCCTCGAGGATCCAGAGCCGTTTCTTGACCGGCCCGCCGGCGATCTCCTTGAAGTTCTCTTCCAGCTGGTCGCGCTGCTGCTTCTTCAGCACGTCCGGGGTCATCAGCAGCTGCGGGGACTTGGCGCCGTTGCCGTAGAAGTCACGCTGCTGGTCTTCCATCGAGACCGCTACGCCGGCGGCGCGGGCCGCAAAGGCGATCGGCGAGAGCCCCACCAGCCCGTTGAAGCCGAAGCCCTTCAGGTGGAAGATTTCGCGCTGGCTGAAGTTGGCGTACTCGCTGTCGCGCCTGTACAGGTAGATGACCTTCTTCCCTTCCAGCCGCACGTCCATGTTGGCCGACAGCAGTGGCAGCAGGGAGATGACGTCGCCGGCGCCGTTGCGCTCGACCAGGGCATAGGCGTTGCCGTAGAAGCACAGCTGCATGGTCATCGCCTCGCGAAACTCGACGGCGGTCATGAAGCTGTTCGGGCTGTAGCGCAGCAGGCGCGCCAGCGGGTTGTTCAGGTCGGCCTTGTGGCGGTCTTCGCCCTTGGTCTCGAACACATCCAGCGGGAGTCCGGCGGTGACGCTGGAAATCAGCCGGACGCAGGCGTAGACGGTGCTGATCTGCAGGGTGCGCTCATCGCTCACCACCGAGTCGCCTACCACTCCGGAAGCGGAGATGGGGCCCGTCACGGAGCCTTTTTCCGGCGAAACCAGGCGCCCACCGACGAAGAAGCTCGCCATGCGCGCCCAGAAGGGGCTGCGGGTTCGCAGGTCGATGCTGTAGTCGGTGTCTGCCATTACGCGCTCAGGATATTGTCCAGGAAGGAATCGATGCTGCGGGGCTCGGCCGCTGCCGGCATTGCGCGCCCCACCGCCATAATCAGCGCCACGGCGCCGTCGATCTTGTTGTCGTTGCCCTGCTTGATCGGCCGGACGATGTCGTCGTTTCCAGGCACCGTCTTGCCGATCACGTTGGCGATACACCAGGTCATGATCGGGTTGCCGTCGTGATGGAAGCGGCCGGACTCGATGGCGGCTTCCAGCTCCTTCATCGGGTCCGACATGTGGGTGTAGTTCTGGACGATGGTGACCGGGGTCAGGCCCTCGTCATCGAGCTGGTGGCTCAGGTTCGTAGCGCCATGCGGGTCAATCGGGCACTCCAGCACAGGGGCGGCCAGGTTGGCCTCCTTGGCTTCCTCGAGGATCTCGCGATAGTCGATCTCGGCGCCCGGGGTGACCTGCAGGTGCCCGGTGTTGATCCAGGCCTGGAAGCGC